TTCGGCCTGCTCGTCCTCGTGCTCGAAGAGCTGGCCATCGCCGAAGCCCAGCCAGAGCCCACGGCTGTCCTTCACCTTGACCCCGACCGCGTGGATCTTGCGCTTCTTGTCGGTCCAGGTCTCACCCTGGACGTTCTCGGCGTCGAGGGTCTCAATGCGCGCGGTATAGGGCAGGCCGACGTGGGCGATCACGGCCGGCGATGCCAGGGTGATGCTGCCGCCGGTGACGACCACCTCGGGGTTGACGGAGCCGTCGCAGAGCGCGGTGACCGTGCGGCCTTCCAGATGGTCGAGGCCGGTGACGGTGTCGACGGCCAGAGCCCAGGCGGTTGCCGCGGTTGCCCGGATGCTGACGGGCAAGGCGCGGTCGGCGCGCACCGTCACCACGGTTGGCGAGGTGTAGGCGGTGATCGTGCAGGCGTAGCGTGCGGTCTCGATCTCTTCCGTGTCCGGGTCTACCTCCTCGACATAGAAGATGACCTCGTCGCCCACGTTCGAGGCGGCGAAGGTTCCGGCGCTGGCCGTGCAGGTCAGCTCCTCAGTGTCGTCCCAGGCGGTGCCGCCGGTGAGCGTCATGGTCGTCGCGCCGACGTTGCGACCATCGTAGGTGAGGCCGCAGTCCACGAAGAAGGCATCGACCGCGATGTCGGTGAACTGGCGCGAGGCGAAGCGCTCGATGTAGCGGGTCCAGGCGCCATCGACGTAGCGACGGACGATCACATAGACAGCGTCCTCGCGGCCCTCGGGCACGGTGCAGACGTCCGTGTAGGTGTCGTCGCCGCCGGCCGTCAGGTGGCGATGCCAGCCCCAGACGTCGTGATCGCGGACGTAGGTTAGGCCCAGCATCATGCCGTCGTCGCGCACGCACCAGTTGACCGAATGCGGGATCTTCTGGTAGTCCATGGCCACGATTTCATGGCCGTCGAAGAGGTTGGGGCAGAAGATGGTGAGGTCGCGGCCCTGGTAGCCATCGCTCTCGTAGTCGTAGCGCAGATCGCGGACGAAGCTGCCGCGCGCCTGGACGTAGAGGGCGGTGTTGCCAATGATGACGGGTGCGATGGCCGCGGCGCCGTCATAGCCCTGCTGCTTGGGGTTGATCTCGCCGGGCCGAATGACGCCGTCGCTGCCGCCAGCGATCGTCCACTCGGCCGAATCGGTCAGCACGACCATGCGCCCGCCAACCTCGATGAGGTGGCGCACAGCGTTGACCTGCCGTCCGGCGAGCTGGAACTCGATGGAGTCGTCGCTCTGGATCGGCGAGCTCTTCGCGTAGTTGGAGAAATTGCCGACCTGCGACAACCAGACGCGCTCCGGATCGTCCTCGCTGTTGGCGAGGGCCAGGCGCTGCTGGACATAGGTGACGGTCGACGGGTAGGCGCCGGCCTCGGCGAAGAGGTCGCGCTCGATCGGCGGCGTGAGGCTGGCCTGGGCCGCGATGTTGGTGTCCGAGAAGCTGATGGTCGCGGCGCTGGCGTTGCCGTTGGCCTCGCCGATGAACTCGAAGACGCCGTCTTTGTAGCGGTAGAACCACAGGCCGAATCCCTCGCCAGGGTTGTCGGCGGTGATGACGTGCGGCGCGCTGGCGGTGGGAGCAGCGGCGCTGTCGATGCGGGCGTAGGGCCGTGCCGCGGTGCCGTCGGCAGTGTAGGCAGTATGCGCCGTCGAGTCCTCGCCGTCGAGGGTGAAGGTGTTGGCGCCCGTCTTGGTGACGACGAAGGTCCGCCCATTGAGCTGGATCATGCCGCCCAGGCCGGCGAGATAGACCTCGTCTCCGGTGCTGTAGGGATGGCCGACGACCGTGATCTCGCAGGGGCTGGCTTGGGTTGCGCCGGTGACGGTTGTTGCCGTCTCGCGGCCGGGATAGCTCTCTTCGAGCGTGTCCTTGTTGAAGGCCGTGATCTGGTAGCGGTAGGAGTTGCCGCCTCCGCCCCCAGCCACAGCCGTGCAATCAGCCGGTCGGTCGACGGCCGGCGCGAAGCTCTTGAGCGTCAGCGTCCATGCGGTGTGCCCGGTGCGGCGCAGCTCGCGCGGAGCGTAGTCGGGGTGCACCAGCGTGACGATGTCGCCGCTCTGGACGTACTGGATGGCCCGCAGGTCATCAGCCGCGTAGGGCGTCGGGATCTCGTAGAAGCCAACGGTCATCGGCGCCCAATAGGTGACGTTGGGCGGGGTGTGGTTGAGGTGATCGGCGATGCAGTAGTAGGTCGTTCCGGCGAAGCTGGCCATGTCGCCGACGAGGTAGGTGGTCAGGGCCGACCAGGCGGTCGCCGACGGCACGACGGCGCCGCCATCGCGGTAGACCCGCATGTACTGCTCGCCGAACTCCAGGATGTAGGTCTGGTCGGCGTTGAAGACGAACTTGAAGAGACGCGACGGGTGGGCGTCACCGTCGCGCGCCTCGGCGATGAACTCAGACCCGGCACGATTGGTGATGCCGCCGTAGCGCTGGATGATGACGTTGAGCGCTTCCTTGAGCCCGGTCTGGTACTTGGTCTGGTCGTCGCGGCCTTCCAGCTCGGGGCCGATGATGCCGCCGGCGAAGGAGCGCTGTTTGATCGAGGGCATGGGTTAGATCCCGCTCGTGGTCTGGCGCCATGGGTCGACGCTGACGCTGCGGGCAGCCAGGAACTCGTCGGCAGGCGGTTCGATGCCACGCCCTTCATTGGCGGCGGTGGTCATCGCCTCGCCGATGGCGCGCCGGTATCCATCGCGTGCGACCTGGCGCAGGCTTTCCTCGGCGGACAGCGGCTGGGCCACACGGATGGCAAGCTGGTAGGCGAGCGCCTCGACGAAGTCGGCCGGGTAGAGGCCGGGCTGGGTGACGCGCGCGGTGTAGTCGAGGATCGCGTCCTCGGCGTTGGTGTAGATGATCGCGCCGCTGGAGTCGCCACCGACCTGGAAGCGCTCGCCCTGCGGGTTGGCTTCGGTGCGGTTGATGGTGTGTGCCGTGAGGAAGTCGCTGGGTGCCCGATAGGCGTAGAGCCAGACGGTGCCGTCGTAGCCGCTGATGGTCGCCAGGGTGGCGATGCGCTGCGCGAAGGGCCAGCGGTGCGCCTTGAGCGTGACATCCAGGGCCAGGTCGTAGTGAGTGATGCAGGCCTGGGCCTGGGCCTTGCTGGTCCGCTCGCTCTCCAGGTCGGTGATGAGGCGGTTGATGCCCAGGTGCCCGAGGGCGATGTTGCAGATGGCGGCCTGGCTGTAGCTCACGGGTGGAGGTCCTTAGAAGAAAAAAGGGGCCGGGGTCTCCGGCCCCTCGCGGGTGTTGCGCGCCTCGTGCTCCGGCCTACTTGAGCCGGGTGGCCGGGGTCGGCTTCACGTTGGGACCGATCGGCGGGGGCGGCCGGTTCTTCTTGAGCTTGGCGATCTCGGGAGCGAGCCGCTTGGCGTCGGCTTCGCTGACCGGATCCATCCAGCCGCCGAGGTCGGTGTCGGCGCCGATCTCGAACTCGTCGCCACGCTCGCGGATGACGCCGTCGTAGTAGCCGCGCGCCAGGGCGCGGACGCGCGTCTTGGCGGGAGGCTGTGACTTGGGCTCGGCCGCGACGGGCGGCTTGGCGGGAGGCTGCGGATCGGCCGCGACGGGCGGCTTGGCGGGAGGCTGCGGATCGGCCATGGAGGGCTCCGGTGGTCAGGTGATGACGGACGACTCGACGCCTGGATCAGGCGTCGAAGCCGTTCGGAGCCTTGAACAGGTTGGTCAGGCTGCCCTTCTCGGCGAGCCAGGCGGTGTAGGTGACGCTCGGGGTCGTGCCGCCGAGGGTCGCCACTAGGCCGAGGAACTGCTCGGTCGCCACGTTCTCGGGGATGTCGATGGTGTGCAGGCTGTTGGCGGTCAGGTCGGTCGCCAGGATCGTCTTGGTAGCGATCGTGGTGTCCGAGGACAGGGCCGCGTTGTCGTCGGTCGTCACGCTGAACGCATAGGTCTCGTTCGTGCTGGTGAAGTCGGCCGCGACGTCGACCTTGATGACGACCATCAGCGGCTTGCCGTTGCCCAGCATGCCGGCGGCCTTGAGGTCGATGACGTTGGTTGCATCGCCGGTGGCGGTGATGGCCAGGGCCGAGGCGAAGAGGAGCTGTGCGTCGATGAGGGCCATGGGATGACTCCGATGATGGGTAGAGGCTTTTGACGCTGAGGCCCGGCTGCCACCACGACAGCCGGGCTCGCGTCTGCACCGTCAGGCGCAGGGGATCAGACGACGCGCGCTTCGGTGTTCAGCAGGGCGTCGCAGGTGCAGAACGGCATGCCGTCGATCATCATGATGGGCTTGCCCATCACGGACTCGAAGGTGGTCATGCCCGAGCTCTTGCTCAGGGCCTGGATGCGCGCCCAGGTGCGGAACGTGCGGTTGCCGCAGACGATGCGCTTGCCGCCGCTGGAGGCCGGCAGATGGCCGATGCCTTCGATCAGCTTGTTCCAGAGGTCGGCCTGGCTGCCGGCGTTGGCGCGCAGGTTCGAGACGTCGATGTTGGCCAGGCGGACGCCGCAGGTCCAGTTCTCGACGACCAGGCCGAGCGACCAGTTGAGGTACTCGCGGTAGGCGCGCATCGAGGAGCCATCGACGCCAACGGCGCCGGCGATCTCGATGACGCCACGGTCGTCGCGCTGGATGCCCGACTTCTTGCCCTGGGGCAGGAGGCCGCTGATCTTGCCCTCGCCCAGCTCCAGGATCCAGACGCTCATGTTGTCCGAGCCGGTGCCGCCGCAGTCGATGACGTTCTCGGCGCTGGCCGCGGTCGCGGTGTTGACCGTCGAGTAGTGGGGCGCGAGGCCGGTGATGCGCTCCGGGTTGGTGCGCTCGTCCTCGTAGAACAGGGCGGTCGTGGCCTGCTGGGTCAGGCCCTCGATCGCGAGCATGGCCTGCTTGGTGCGG